TCTTTTTTTATTAGGTATTTTACATTCTATACCAAAAAAATAATCAGTATTTTTTAGTTGTAAAATCAAATCAATTCTTGATTTTTTACAACTACTCCAACATTCTTGCCTTACAATAAAATCTTTCTCAAAATACGGTATTAATTTTAAAACAAATTCTTTTTCTAATTGTTTCATATAAGTAAAAACCCACAAATCAAAAGGTCGTCGTCTTTATCATTGTGGGAATTTTATAAAATTGTTTTTGTAGCGACGACTCTACTAATGCAAATATACAAAAAAATGGCACGTAAAATTAATCACGTGCCTTTTTTATTTTAAAATGGTAAATCTGTATTTAAATTATCAGGAACTTGACCTACTTGATGCGGAGTTGCTATTTCTACATCGCTTAACTTTTCAATTCTCCAGCCTTTAATGCTATTAAAGTATTTTGTTTCTCCAGCAGGATTAACCCACTCTCTGCCACCTAAATTAATTGATACCTTAATATTTTGACCTATCGACAGTCCATTTAATAAATCGGTTTTATCTTGCACAAACTCAATTAATATACTTTGTGGATATTGATCCTCTGTTGTAACTACTAATTCACGCTTTTTAAAAGATGCGCTTACTTGTTGTTCTTCTCCTATTGATTTTACTTTTCCTATTACTTCCATTGTTTGTTATTTATTAAATTAAGTTTATATTGATTTTTTAAAGTTTCAGCTTCATTAATTCTATTTAAAATCTTAGCGCAAATATCATCATCCTTATCAATTATTATTTCGTGATAATACTCTATACCCTCAAAGATGTAATAGTTAAAGAAATGCGCTTTATTTCTATTTGTAGCCATCATTTGCATTTGCATTTGATAAAGATATTTATCATCTATTTCATTTGTAGCTACTAATTTAAAGAAAGTATTTGCTTTTGGGCATTTGATTTCTAAAATAGCATCAGTTCCTACTAATCCATCAGGCGAAGCTCCAGCATTATCAGTTAAATTAAAGAAACCGCATTCAGTAACATCTATAAAATCAAATGATTTTAGTTCTTTAAATTTAGCAAATGCCAAAGGTTCTAATTCAATACCTCGTTCCATATCGTATGAAACAAAATTATCTTCTACTTCGCCAAACAGTTCTTCAACTGCTTTATCAAAAGCATAACTTTGCCCTGTAAGTCCTGGTGCTTTAATACCCATTAATTTGTAAATCTCACTAGCTGTAAATTTACCTATTCTTTGTTGATGCCATTCTAAAGTGCGTTGTACTGATTCCATATTTCTGTTGTTAAATTATAAGATTTTTCAATTTGTTCTTTTGTTGCATTTACTTTTTTAGCAGCTTCAAAATTAGCGGAAGTAAATTCTGGCTTTACTTTGGCTGTTGGTTGCAAAGGTTTGATTCTAACACCATCGGTAATTGCTCCCATCATTTTTACATTCCGATCCACAAAAAATTCAATCTTCATTCCTTTCCAATTCTCTATTATGTGGCATTCTTTACCTAGCAATCCGTTTTTTTTAGCAAATCCAGCTAATATTTTATTATTAGTTGAATTTAATTTAAGAGGTTTAATAGGTTCAATAAAATAGCAAAATATACCATCCATTTTAGTTCCTGAAACATCTACATTAGTTTCAAACTTTACTTCTTTAATAGTAAAAATTAACGGTATATTATCCGTTTCCATAGCGTCTAAATCGGCACTAGCTAAATGTGTACTTTTTCTGTACTTTCTCCAATCTGTTTGTGTTTCCATAATGTTTTAATTAAAAAATCCTAACTTAAATCCTACTGGTCAGAGTAGGCAAAGTCAGGATAGATTATAGTTTTGTTTCAATCTCTGACCAGATTGTTCTGCAAATATAAAAACTTTTTTCTTATAAATAAGTTTTTGCAGTATTATTTAATTTACTTTCAACTAAAATACATTCATCATTCTGCTCCCACTCATCTAAAATTCTATAAATTCTTCTAGATCTAACTCCCAAGCGATTAATAAATGTTTGCCTACCGAAGTACTCAAATCTAAACCATAACTCGATGATGGTTATTTTGAATTTACTGTAATCTTTTCTCCTATCCATTATCTTTATCTTTAAATCTATCCTCCCAATCAATATCTTGTATCATTTCATCGGGGAATAATAACATACAAACGATAAACACAATCAAAAGAAGTAAGTACACTGCTACAAAGCTAAGTACTACGATGTTTTCTGCTATGTAGTCCATTAGAATAAGTTATTAAGTTGCTCAATCGGGTTTTGGAATATCTCGTCAAAGACTTTAGTCGCTTGATCAAGTTGAGGGAAGTCTAAAAGTTCCGCATCTTGCACCTCCCACTCGTTAATAAGTGCTTGCATTAACTCTCTAGCTTGTTTGAGTTCGTTGTTTAAACGCTCATTTTCTTTTCGTACTGCGTTTAGTTGTTCTGCTTGAAATTTGATTAAATCTTCCATTATTCTACGTCTTTTAAAAGGTTTGATATTATTGTTGCTAATCCGTTTCTGTCGCTACTACCATCTGCTAGAAATTTAATCTCTTTAATGTAAATCTCTAAGGTCATAGCTTTTTTCATCCACTCCATTTTTTCATTAAATAAAGTGTTTGCTAGTTGCTCGTATCCGTTTGGATCGTTATTAGTTTCTTCTTGGTTCGCTGGGTGGCTACTGTTGCCAACTCCTAATACTTGTTCATCGTAATTCATAATATTTGTTTATTAAAAGTTTGATTATAATATTCTAGTCCTATTCTATTTTCATCTTCACAAGCTACATCAAAGGCATCTATAATTTGTTGCTTTTCTAGTTCTAAAAATTTATAATAATCGTTTATAAACTTTCTGCCATCTAATGAATGTAAATTAAATAAATTAGGATGCTCAATTTCTAACTGGCTAAATAATTCTTGCATTGCCGTTTTCATAATTAGTATCTAAATATTATTTGAGTTAGAAACCATACCGCTGCGCCAAACGCAATTAAATACTGCCAATCGTTTTTTTGAAATGTTTTCATAATATTTGTTTTTAAAGTTTGATAGGGCAAATATAGAATTAAAGTTTTAATAAAAAAATTTTTTTATATAAAAGTTTATTTGTAGGTTTGCAATAAATATAAAAACTATGGAACAAAAGAAAGCAGGTCGCCCAAAGCTAGGCGATGATAAACGGATAGCTTATAACGGCAAATTAGAACCGATTAAGATTGAAGTTATCGGTGGAACAAAGAAGTGTAATCAAATCGCTTACGATCATTTAACAAGAGTTTATAATAAGTTGAAAGATGGAAAATGATAACGAGGAAATAGTAATGATTATAGTACTGTTTTTAATATCAATTACTTATGGCGTTTTGTGCTGTTGGTAATGGCTTATAACGTATTGGTGCTTGTAGATGCCAGCCTACACGCTCCTATAATTTCGGCTGGTGGCTACAAACACCTGTTATAAGAAGTAGCGGGTAATTTAAAACTAAATATAATTAAAATGAAAAAACTTGTAATAAAATATCAGCCAAATTGTTCTCATTTATTGAATGATGCTGTTGATTGTATCAATGAATTTAAAGAAGTTCATTTAATAGAAACAAAAATGGGAGTTTTAAACGGTGTTTTGTGGATAGTGAAAAATAAACAAGACAAAAGAGAATTTCAAATATATGTTTATCACACTAAAACACAAATTGTCTGTGATATTCGCTAACGTAGCTATTTCTTATAACGTTATCTGGCTTTGCTTAGTGGCTGACAAGCAAGCCTAAATTATTGAATTAAAAACAAATTTTACAAACAAAAAACAGTGCTGAATTTTTGCCCGAACCAGCCATTGAGCAAAACCACTGTTATAACTTCGGCTTATTATGGATAATTTAACTGAACAAGCAACAGGAATTTTACAAGTATTATTAAGAGAAAAAGACTTTCAAGAATTTAAGGAATTAGATGAAAATTATAATTGCTATGAAAAGAAATTAGATACACCTGATGAACATAGAAAACAAACAATTTCAAGATTAGAGTATTATATGAAGTTTATGTACAAAGATATGATGCAAGAAGCACCTATGTACTCAACAATGCTTTGTAAAAAAGTAATGGAACGATACGATTATTATATAGCTAAATTTCTTGAAAAGCAATCTGCGTCAAAAGCTGAGTTATAACTCATTACTAGAAGCATAAAAATAAGACCTATACATCTAAAACAACAAAAAAGGATGATAAAATATTTATTAGGAAATTAAAAACTAATTACTATCTTTGAGCGTAATTTTGTTATAAGTTTGATTAGAAAAGCCACTATTTATCTAGTGGCTTTTCTATTTCATCTTCGATCGGTTCTTTACCTTTCCAACTATTAACTACTATTGGAACACGAATATAGTTTTGACCTTGTTTTATCCATTCATACTGCATACTCTTTGGGTATAAATTCAAATTTTTTAACCCTCCAGAATCCTATTGTAAAATCACTTTTTAATGGTTTTTCATCTTTAGCGATGTTTACTAAGCTATTTTCATAGTGTCTAACCTCGATGAAGTTAGTTTGAATCGCTCCTTTTACGTGTGATACCCTCATAAAAATGGACTTTTAAGCGTGCCTTTGTAATATCTGTAAGCTAAATAAATAGCTAATAGAATCAAGAGCCACAACCACCAGAGTTGCAAAATAAACGTTCCCCAATTAAACTGCTCCTTATAAACAACCTTACTAGAAACTACTTTATTAATTTCAATCTCGTTTGTAACCGAATCAACAACTATTTTATTAACCGTCTTTTCTTTTATAACTATCGTGTTGTCTTTTCTTTTTTTGTGGCTTAAACGAGCGTTTTTGTATTTAGTTACTTTACCCTCGTTGTTAGTTATTTCAATCGGCTTTGTACTGTCTACTGGTTCAATACAAACTTCATCTGTTGTAATGTCAAATTTAGCTTCAGTCGTTTCTTTGGCTGTGGAATCAGTTTTCATTACTTGCGTAACTGTTGCTATGCTATCAGTCTTTTCAGTTTCTTTGTTTAGTGTTTTAGCACCGCAAGAAGTTAGAAATATTGCAATTAGAAGTAATTTGGCTTTGTTTATTGTTTCGGTTATTCTCATAATATAATTGTTTAGTTAATAAAATCAAATATACAAAAAAACCCTACCGTTGTAGATAGGGTTTGAAAATTAGTTGATTCTAATCATTTGATTTCTCGAACATTTTTGAAAATGGATTGTAAACTACTTGAGTAGTAATTAAACAACTATTTTCTTGTTTTTAATTTTAAAAAAACTTCTTCTGATAAATATCTACCATTTATATAATACTGTCCGTACCCATCTTTAAATTCTATTGCAAATCCTTCTATTGAGTTCATTTGTTGATTTTCATCTCTTATTAATTTTGAAGGCAATTCACATACAACACAAACTCCATCCATTTGAATCATATCGTAAATTCCAGAATAAATTAAATTTTTAAATTGATTGAATCCTTCGTGATTTAAAACTCCGATTTGTGTAAAATAATCATAAAAAGCAACCCAATCGTAATCAGAAATAGAACCATAGGAAGCAAAACTTTCAAAAACTAAATTATCCCCAACATTAGCCCAAACATTAGCCCTAACATTATCCCCAACATTAGCCCAAACATTAGCCACAACATTATCCCTAACATTAGCCCCAACATTATCCCTAACATTATCCCTAACATTAGCCCTAACATTAGCCCAAACATTATCTTTATATAACTCTTTTAAATAATGAACTCCTATTTGACATCCCATTGGAGAAGCGACAAATAATACTAATGGAGTTTTTTTATTTATTCCTTCATAAAGCCATTTTATCCCTATTAAAGCCTGCTCTTTATTTATTGAGTTTTTACAAGAATCAATATAATCAATCCAAAAATCTCTAACTTCAAACATTTTTATCTCTTGTTCAGGAGTTAATTTCTCTAATTTTTGCATAATAAATAATTTTAAAAACGAAAAGCCTCGACTGTTGACATCGAGGCTTTCGCTAAAGTTAATGAATAAATCCATTAATAATATTTTGAAAGTAGCTCAACAATTCTACAATGCAATACTATAACTTATTTTTTAATCTACAACCACTCCCTTATAATTTATAAGTATTCTAAATAAAAAAAACCGCTAAACTTACTAGCGGTTTAATCCCAAATCTAATTATTCTACCCAAGCCAAAGTTAAATTATTTTTTAATATCCAATACTTTAGACGTGTTTATTTCGGGTTCGATAGGTTTTTCTCCGCTCCACTTATTAACTATCTTTTCAGATATTACACAGAAATAGCCTTTTCCGTTTTTGTTTTTGTAGGAT